ATGAGCTTATAGTTCCAATACTACAGGGGATCGACTCGGTTGAAATAAATGCTGACGTAGAGGTTGGTGGATCTGATCAATTGTTTAATTTTCATATAACTAGAGAGGTTCAGGAAGCTATGGGACAAAAGCCTGAGACTTGTATAATGGCTCCGATTATTAATGGATTGGATGGTAGAAAGATGTCTAAGTCTTATGGAAATTGTATTTTTCTTGATGACTCTGCTAAAGATGTTTTTGGTAAAGCAATGTCTATTTCAGATGTGGTTATGGGGGAATGGTATCCAGTATTTTTTGATACTTGGAATGAAAAGGATCACCCAATGAAGCTTAAAAAAGACTTAGCTGAAAAAATTACAGATGAAATTTGGGGGTATGGGTCTGGAAAGATAGAGAGCATTTGAAAAAGTCTTTCAAGATAAAAAATTACCACAAGATATTAAGGAAGTTTCTATGAATAATATTATTGATATTGTTGCATCTGTTAGAAAATCATCAAGAGGTGATTCTAGAAAATTGATATTGGCTGGTGGTGTTTATAAATCAGATGAATCCGGTAATCTTTCGAAAATGACAATCGATTCAGAAATAAAAGTAGGAGATATCATCAAGATTGGTAAGAGAGATTGGATAAAAATTGTCTAATTAATCACAACATTAAATGATCCAAAATAAACACTTGGGAACGAAAGCTTCCTACTATCCATCAGTTCTTTGTAAATTGGTGATAGCTTAACCTCATTTGTCACTTTATCTGATTTGTATTCATTTTCTGTTTTCCAAAGTGGACGCAAATTCGAATAATGATTTAAAATAATCATTTCCCCTTCAGATTCAGCAAGTGATATTGGTACTATGTGGTCAATATCCCATAAATATCTATTGTCCCAATTCATATCACTTTTGAACAAATTTTCTATATGAATTTTAAAATCTTCATAGGAACATCCTAGTATCTCATATGTTCTAGATCTTTTTGTATATCCGCCTTTGGAGAGTGCTTTTCTTATTACATTTTTTGCTATGTGTTTAACTTTGTAAACTATGTCTGTTTTTAACCTATTATTATGATAGATTTTGTTTTTTTCTCTAAGGATATTTTTGTTTTTCTTTCTGTATATTTTTGTGGATTTCTTTCGCCTTGACGTATAGCAAATAATACATTCGTTTCTGTATCCATCCCATTGGGAAGATCTTGGTTGGAATTCTAATATTGGTTTTTCACTTTTGCATTTTATGCAGGTTTTTTGTATGGGTATTATTGGGTTATCTTGGCATGATTTACAGATTTTGAATCTTGAATTAAATTCATTCGAATGTAATTGTTCCTTGCAAGATTTACACGTCCGTGTCTTTTCGATATTTTCTTTGGTATTTTTTGATTCCAAGTGACATTTATTGCATCCATGTCCTTTTTCGTGAGCATGTATTCTCTGTAAAAATTCACCATGATTCGGACATATTATTGATATAAATCCATTTTTAACTTCTAGATTTTCATAAGTATATCTATTTTTGTGTATAGATTTTATCTTTTCTAATCTCTCAGATGAAATTTTTGTTAATCTATGCCTTTCTAAAGAGCATTGGGCACATCCGCTTTTTTGTCTTATGTGATTTTCTGGCCTTACTGTGAATTCACCATGATCTTTGCATATTAAAATCAGTTTAGTTCTTAGATTTTTATATTCTGATTTTGAGTAATCATAGATATCCCCATGGATATCCCTGCTTCTTTTTATAAATTCTGTAGTTTTATCTGCCATACTACCATTATATATAAATGTTTGTCGGATTCCCTTGTTTTTTTAAAGAAATAATTGAAAATTGTATGAAATATATACTGAAGTTAATAGGAATGATTATTAGCAGAATATATACAATAATTACTTAAGGTAATAAAAAAATCAACAAAATCAATATGTGCCCGCTCCCGCATTACACTCAACTTAATATGACAGGTGCCCCAGGTGGTCCCGGAACCCAGCCTGCAGAACCAGTTTATCTTAATTTATTTGAGATAACATTCGTTCTACCTGTCATTCTACAAGCTCAAGGAAGAGATCCTCTCTTGTTCTTACAACAAGCAACTACCGTAGCTCTAAATCTAACTCCCGATATCGGAAGCGCAGTTCAGAGATACAAGTATTCAACAAGAATCTTCAATACCTTCCCTTCACAGACTCACACAGAATTTGACATTAAATTTAATATCAATATGAACACTAATGGTGCTGTTGAGACTTGGAATATATTGAAGGCTTGGTATGATTTGGTATGGAACTCACAAAACGGATATGCTCATTACAAGGCTGATTGCATTGGAACTTGCATTGTTAACCAACACGATAAAAAAGGATTGGTTATTCGTAGAGTTACTTTCCAAAACGTTCAAATTTATGGAGTTGATGGAACTTCATTGGATTGGGCATCAACTGATTCAATTCTCGAGGGATCTGCCAAGTTTAGAGCAGATTACTGGATCGATGAATACATTGATGGTGATTTTACAATTTCGCCTCCATTTGTTGCAGGTTACTAATTCTAAAATATTTATTGAAAATAAAGCTGGATGGATTCATTCGGCTTTATTTTTTTTAAATAACTTCTGAATTGAATTTGATATAAAATTCAATGAAAGTTTTTATGATTTCGGATACCCATTTTGGAATATCACAGAATAACTTAGATAAGTATCTTCCGATGATGGAAGATACTTTTTATCAATTTGTCATTCCATATCTTCGTAAGAATGTTGAGAAGGGAGACATTCTCCTACATTTAGGAGATCTATTTGATAATAGAACAAGTATACCAATACTTGTTTTAAATAAAGTTGAGAAAATATTGAGAAGTCTATCGGAAATACTTCCTTTACACATATTGGTTGGTAATCATGATCTTTGGAATAAGGGATCTAATGATGTTAATTCGGTTAGAATATTTGGATATATGGATAGTAATATTTTTGTCCATGAGAAGACAGTTTCAATTGACTTGGAGGGTAAGAAATTAATCCTTATGCCTTGGGTCGAAAAACGGACTGATATGATAGAAGAGATTAAAAATAATCCTGGAGATTATTTATTTTGTCATTCTGACTTAAATGGATGTAGAATGCATCTTAATTCTGTCGCACATAGAAATCCAGATAAAATTGATGTTGAATACTTTAAGGGGTATCAAGATGTTTTTTCGGGTCATATTCATATTACTCAGATAAATAATAATTTTAGATTCATTGGTAGTTTATATCAAATGGATAGGAATGATATGAATGATCAAAAGGGCATAACGGTATTGGACCTCGATAGTGGGAATATTCATTTTGAGCCTAATATGTTTTCCCCAGTCTTTAAAAGAGTTTCAGTTAAAAATGAAGAAGATATTGAGAATTTAGATGAACTAAAAGACTCTAAAGATTATATAGATTTGTTGATTTCGAATAGTTTATTGATTGGTAATAGAAAACTAAGAAGAAAGCTTGAGAGTTTATTGGAAACTGGAAATTTTTCATCTGTTGAGTATTTGGATGATATCGTGAAAGAGGAATCTGTGGATGATCATGTGTCTATTTCTGAGGGAGTAGATATCTCCATTCAATTGGATTATGACGAGGTAATACGAAAGTATATTCAAGATCAAAAATGGGACTCGGAAAGTATAAAGTTAGGAATTTTAGGAGAGTTTGAGGAAGTTATTAAGATATACAAAGAAAATTATAAAGATCAATGAATTTGTTTGAAAATATCGTGACGTGTGTTAGAAATGATGGATTGAAATCTTCGAATGTGTTTCATTATATGGATTTTGTTGATGGTTCTGAGATGGTTCCTAAAATGAAGTCTCGAATTAGGGAATTATCAATAGGGAACATTTTCGGAAATGTTGGTGATGATGAATTTTTGGAAAAAAAGGAAAAAATAATAGAAGATATAAATAGTTATTCTGGAAATAATATTTCAGCTAAATTAGTTAGTCAGACAGTAAATTCAAATTATTATTGCAATACTGCCGATTTGAATGATATTGTTCATAAGTATTTGGTTTCTATATCTAATATGCCGCATCCTCTTCTAGCGAGACCGGGTATAAATTTTGATATTAAATCAAATGCTAATTCCAATATTAGAAGTCCTTCTTCATTTTCTAGATTTTTATTAGCTGGGATATTCAAAGCTTCCAATTCAATTGCTGTTTATGGTAGGCGTGGACCGGGAAATGTTTTAATTATTGGATCTGATATTATCCCAATAATTCAAGATGCGGGTGGATTTAATTCCACCAATAATAATGTCCCAGGGTCTATTGGGCAGGTCGCTGGAGTTGATATTTTTTATAATCCGTATTTGAGTTCCAATAAGATGATATCGTTGAGGAAGGATAAGACTATAGAATCTGGAATTAATCTAGTCTGGGGGATAATAATTTATATTGTCTTTTTAATACGGGTCAGTTCTGGAATCAGATGATTTGGTTTGATCTTATTTAGAATTTTCATTTAATATATAATGAGTGAATAAGTTTTCTATAATTCAAGAGAATCATAATCTTGGTAAGTTTTCTATAACTAGAGAACAATTAAATTATTATAAATCTGAGGTGAATAAAATACTTCAGGAATTGTATAAGGATGATTTATTGATTGAGGCCGACTTTGGAACCTTTGTTAGGCCACAGCCTTTTGAACCAACACCAGGTAGACACATATCCATTCTCAATAAAGTAAATACGAATTTGAGATATTTATCTCATTTGGTAGATAGTTTTAATTTGAATAGTATTGGTGAGGTTGTTAAGTTTATAAATGATAATAAAATTGATTTGTTTACTAAGGATGGTAAATATTTACCACAGTTAATAAAGTCTATAAGAAGTACAGAATATGATGGAGAACAGAATGAAAAATTAGCTTCTGAGTATATTAAGTCTGTTATTTTTAAAAAAACAAATATATCTGTTGATCCAGATATTTCGCCAGTTTCTTCAAGAAAAGACTTGATAGATGGGATAGATATTGAATTTCAGATTGGGCAATCTAGAAAATATACCTGTCAAGTTAAGCCATTTAGGAGTAGAAGAGATGATGGAAACAATGTTATAATTACATCTTCTGGATTAATAAAGGAATATAGTGTTGATTATATCTGTTTTGCGGATTATAAATCTAATAGAGTTTGCCTATTTAAAAATAGGGGATTTAAAATTCTTGGAAATGGAGAGATTGAGTTTCCGAAATCGTCGGAAGTTGTTTAGTATTTTTTCGTTTTTACTAAATATTTCTTTATTAGTAATTTCCAAACTTTTTCAGATTTTCCACCGAGAGTCATTTCTTCGTCATTTCCAGCTCTGAGATTTATTGAGTGGATTAGGGTTCGGATATTTAAATCGAACTTAACAGGGAAATTTTCTGTTACATGGACCAAATATTCTAGAGCCTCAGATTTTAGATTTTCATCCAACTCAGGACTTATTTTCTTCATTATATCTCTCATTCTTTGGATTATTTCGGTCTTATTCAAGTGAACATCGACATGAAGAGATCTTGAAATGATAGCATCATCAAATTTTTCTTCTGGTAGATTTGATATGAATATTATTTGGCCTCTGAATTCAAATTTATTTGGTAGCTTTTTTGGATCTTCTTGATATGTCGTTTCTATTTCTTCGTCTGACATTCCTTTTGAGTCAAATGTATTTCCTTTTGTTAATTTGGAAATTTCTCTAACTTCATATGTGTCTAATGCTCCCTTTAACATATTGACAGAGTCTGGGTCTTTAAAAACTGCATCACAGTCATCAAAGATTATTAAATTACTTCTGTTTAGAAATAATACGTCATATAGTCCCGCCGTTGTCACTGTTCCGGTCGCGAAATAGTAATGTACATCTGGTACCATACCTATAGATTTGAGAGTTTCTTTTACTACTTGGGTATTGTGTGTTATTGTGAAATCTCCTAATAGGTATAATTTATTTTTGTCGATCTCGAATCCATAATAGTTATCATTTCCAATTTCTGATACTGTGAATGAGGAATGTAGAATATTTTTTATTTGGGATCTTTTCTCACTTTTTTTTCTTTTTAGTCTTATTGGTAGATCTGATAAATCCCCCGATATGTTGACATTGAAATATATTTTATCTTTTATTAATTTTTCATGAATGTGAGATTTATATCCTAGTGACCTACACAAAAATACTATTTGATTTGCTAGATGAGGCCATTTCGTTGATATAGAGTATGATTTATTAAATTGATATCCGTCTGAGTCTATTAGTCCTGCTAAAAGAGATTTTCTAACTTTTGACGAATTTATTAAATAATCATTGGGGATGAATTTTTCTTCGCAGTTATACAAATTATATGATTTTAGATCGTTTAGAAATCCATTTCTGTTCCTCTTTAGACCTTTCCCTTTTGATCCTGATGAAAAATAATATCCATCACTTTTACTTTCCTTGTTGAGATGTTTTTTTATTGAAAGATTGTATTCAATGGATTTTTCATGAAGAAATTCGACAATTTCTTCATCTGCTGTTTCGATTGCAAATGGTGATTTTCTAGAACCATCGCCAATCCATATACCCATTAAATATGGATCCATTGATATTTCCTTCTCTTGGAATTCAACAGATGTTCTTATTAGTTGAGATCTTCTTTTGAATGATTCTGGTTTTTTTAGCCATTCTTTCATGGTAATTTCGTATGGCTTATTTTCTTTTTTGTCTCTTTGTCTTAATACTAATATGTGCTCTGAGTTGACTGTAAAATCATCCCATCCCTTTGATTTTATTTTATAGATTGTGTCTTTTCCTCTCCCTAGGGATATTACTTTTCGGGGAGATGAGTCATCCCCCATTATCAGATCTCCTATTTCCACATCTTCAACTTTTTTTATAGATCCATTGTGCATTAATATCTTAGTTCCTTTTCCATGGCACTTTCCGACTCCAGCCATACCACTGATAATTAGAGAGTTGCTTTTCTTTTTAGCCACTTGAATTGTGTATAACTCTATTGCTTTGAATACATCGAATTCTAGATCATGTTGCTTTATTTTATCACTAGTTAGTTCTCTTTTTTCTTCGATAGACCTACTTGCTTTGCATCTAGCAATATCTTCCCTTAATTTTTCTTTTTTTTCTGGTGATCTGGCTCTTTTTAATTTGTCTTCGAGTTCCTTGAGTCGATCTCCACCTTCTTGTAGCTTTTCTTGTATTTGTAGATGGTTTGTTTTTAAGACAAACTTTCCTGGATTGTTGAAGAATTCTAGTATTTGATGTAAGGATTTTGAGATAGAATTTCCGTTTAGATCTAGTGTCCATTCTGGATTTTTATCAAATTCAAAATTATCCCATAGATCAATTGAGTGTATTTCATTTCTTAGATCACTTTGTATCCAATTTATCCTTAACCCCTTATTCGAAATTATAGATAAGAATAGTTGCCCTTCGAGGAATAAATTATCTTTTTGTATATGATAGATTTCGTTATATGCACTTAGATCTATTTTAGATTTAGATGTTATGTAGGATATTATCTTTTTAATAGCCTCTTCTTTATCTTTTCCTAGAAATGCTTCAAAGAATTTTCCGTATTTAAGTACTTTCATAATTTATATATTAAATAAGATTGAAGTATTTCATATTTTGAAGAAGAATTGTCATTTAATATATAATCTAATTATGAATCCACTATTATTTTTCGACAAAGAAGGAAATTCGCTTAATTATAATTATAATGAGGAATTGGAGAGATATGAGGGGGATATTCTTTTTCATGAGAATTCTAGTGATACTCATAAAACACAAGCTTTATATTTATTTGAAAAGGTTTCTGGATTTGAGTATGAGAATCCAGGATCGCTTACTATTCGAAGATTTCAGCTTTTCAATGAGAAGGGGTTCCACTTTTATAGAGGGACAGACTCTTATCAGATAGATCGTATTGAGCCAGTCAATGAGGATTCGGATTATTATTCTAAGTGGATTTATGGAGAAAATTTTGATTCGATTTTCAGAAAAGGATCGTTTATTAGATTCGATTCGAGTATATTTGAATTTACCGTGACCAATGTAGTCTACTCGGTTGTCGGATCAAAAAAGGGAGCTATTTTGATTTTAAGTTTAGTTGATAATGATACGTTTGAAACTACATATGGTCTTCTTTATACAGATCCAACATCTTATGTTGGAAAAACAATATCAGCGGTAAATTTAATCGGATTCTATGATTATATTAGACCGCCATTTCAGACTCAACTTTCATATTGGAACGAGATTGATTTTAGTGGTAGATTTTATGTTGATAGAAAGCTTAATATAGTCAATACTCAATTGAATGATGAATATATAAAAACAAAGAAATTTGAGGATGTTGATGTTGTTACGGTTCGAGATGTTACAATTTCTGATGGTACTCATTTCCAATATAGTCTGAGTGGTTGGACAGCTAGTAGTGATTTAATAATAGAAGTCATATCTAGGAGAGATTTGCCCCTTATCTATCAAGGAGGTTTGATTTTTGATTCTATTAATGGTGTTGTTAATTTCGATGAAGAAATTCCATCCATTTTAAAGCCGGGGACAGAGTTTCAGGTCAGAGATTCAACTTTGAATAATTTTTTCTTGAATGTTTCGAGTATTCAATCATTTTTAGGTAACAGTCAAATGACTTATTATGCTACTGGTAGTCAGGTGATATGGGATAATAGAATATATCAATGTCTTCAAGCCTATACATGGTCTGGTGGTATGACAGAATCAATTATCCCAGATGGTAAGTCTATTTCAGTGGAATATTGGGGACCTCCCACATATTTACCAATTGATCAGACTCTAACCTCTGAGACTTTAGCTGTTGGTAATTTGTACTTGACAACTGACCATTTATATTTTGTCCAACCATTTACACAATCAGCAATTGTCACCATGGCATCTGCAGCTGATAGATTTAGAACCGATTTTCGATCTTTGGATATAGATTTGTTTTTTGAAAATGAAGAAATTAAAGCTGATTTGATTTATCCGAGCCAATATGCAATTGTTAATTATTATCCAATTAGTATTACGTATTCTGAAATTGGTACACAATCTCAGTTCAGTGAGAGATTAATTGAGACTTATGAAGAATTAAATCGTGAATTTAATTATGATTTTGCTGAGAATTTTAATTACAATATAGTCTTTACAGATATGGATGAGTCAGGGATGACAATTGAGATTAATAACATGAACTACCAAACAGAGACCTCATTTATATATTCCTCTGGTGTTATTGATATGGAGAGAACAATAGATAGAACTTTGAGAATTTGGATAAGTAGAAATTTTCTATCGTTAGTTGCTTTGGGGTTGATACCAACTCTTTTAACAATAGGTTCAAATTCTCCTTATTATAATTCTATAAATATCCGAACAGAATATCCGAATGTTCCAATTAAATTTGAAGTACGTGTTGGAATAACTGCTAATTTTTATATTGAACACTCACTTGTTGTTTTTTATGACATGGGATCGTATATCAATGTAGAAATAAATGATAGATCATATGGTCAGAATTTTGATACCGATATACCAACCACACTACAAAATTGGGTCGATGAGTGGTATGATATTGTTGAGGACTATGGAATTCTTGTTACACATCAAGCGTCGTCATTGAGATTTGATATCCGAGATCAGAATAAGAGATTAAATTTAAATATAAATGTTGGTAAGTCATCATTGCCAGGAATAGATAATTATAAAATAATTAGGAGATTATTTGGTAATCATGGGGCTCTGATAACATCAAATGAGATAGTTGAGGGAAGTTCTTCAGTTTCTTTTGAAACTTCCGGATTCTCTACTGGGCAAATTATTGGCATAAATCAAACCTTCTATCCCCTCCAAAATATTGAATTTAATTGCTTATTTTTGGATCCTCAAATTGTTAATTTGAGTTATGAGGGTCCTTTTTGGGGATTGACTAGTTCGGAGTGCAGTACTTCAGCTATGTCTGTCATATCTTTTAATGTTGGATTTGGACAAACTGCTTGTGCTCCAGCTTTTCTTCCGGATCTCTATAGGGGAATGTATGATAATTTGGCATTTGATGAATCTTACTCTATAGAGTATTACATAACAAACACATATTCTGTTGTTACGATACCATCAGGGATATTTACGAATATCTCAAATATGGTTGATATAGAATATATTCAACCTATAAATTATATGTATGTTCTAGGAGATACAGTCGGGGTTTTTGATTCAATTTCTTCCGAATTTATAGAGGAGATATCATTTCCATATACTGGGCCAATCACCTTGATTTATAATCAGGTCGATAGTTATGTTTATGTTCTAACAAGTGACTATCTTGTACAAATAGATCCATTTGTTAACCAAGTGACACTCACTTATTCCATTTCTTCTCCAATTGGAATGTCAATTGATACTTTAACAGGTAATGTCTATGTTTCTTTTGGGGCTTCTAATGTGTTAGAAATTTATGATTCTAATTCATTAGTTGATACTGTTTCTCTTGAGTCCTATCAAATGGCTTTTAATTATTTTGAGGGGGATATGTATGTTGTTGGATCTGGAGTCGTATATAGAGTTAATGGTGATGATTTTGGTATTCAAGCCACTTATGTTGCTCCTGGTGTTGGTTCAGGGAGTTCGATAGTTTATGATTTGGAAAATGAATCAATATATGTTTCCTCTGGGGCAAATGTTTATCATATAGATAATGGGACGGTTTCTACCATTTCTCCTGCCATTTCTGGAGTATTTGATATGATGTTTAATAATCTTAATAGCAGCATTAATATCTCAACTACTGGTAATGATTTAATTTCACTTGGTGTAGATGATGATCAAGTATTGTGGTCTACGCCTCTTTCGGGATATGGATATATTTCATTGAATAAATTTGACGGATCTATTTATATTTCAGATCAATCTAGTAACAATTGTATGGTTATAGATAGTATGACTGGGAGCTTTTTAACCACTATTACATTCAGTGCTCAAACAAATAGGTTATCTTATAATCCTGATCGAACATCTATTTGGCTAATACAACCCAGTACTACCAATTTAATTGAAATATTATCCAATTTGAATAGTAACTTTATCATTGACACAAGTGTTAATCAGGGCACGGGAGAAGAATTTTATGGGACTCTTGACTCAAATTATATTAATAGAAATTATTTATGGGTACATACACGAGAGTATATTAGAAAACCTAGAGATAATTTTAACGGGGAATCCATTGTTAGTCTTTATTGGAAATGGTATTCGGATAATGTTCCTGAGTTTTTTCTTTATGATTTTTCTGGAGATCAATTACCAACAGATGGAATTTTTGCTTATACCGGTCCAAAGCCACTTGAAACTGTCTATTTGAACAAAAAGCCAAATAGAGATGTTGATAAGGTTGCTATGTCTGAATATCAACAAACTGTATTTGATGTTATTGAGATTGGATTGGACTATATTGATGATGGTGATAACTTTAGTATAGTTCCAGAACCACTTCAGGTGTTTATTGGTTATAATTCACCAGATGAGGGAGCTTTGAGAAGCATACTTCAGCTTTACAAGAAAGAAGATATTGATTTTACAATATCACCACTACCAATTTCTGATAGTAACATAATAACTTTTGAACATATTGAGACTGATTTTGATCGATATGGTCGAATATCGCTTGATGTGAATTCTTCAGAGTTTTTTAATGATCGGGGATTTAAAATTGGACAACATTTAGTTATTTTTATTAGAGATATAACTAACTCAAAAAAACAGTATGTCTCGGAGAACAATGGATATTTAGTTAAAATTAGATCCGTCTATTCTAAGTCAATAGAAGTTGATTATTTTAAATCAGTTGATAAATTTGTATTAGAATCTAATGTTATATCTAATTTCCCCAAAAGTGGAAAAACAACATATCTATCTATTAGATTTAAAGTTTGGGATAAAGAGATAGGAAGATTTAATGTTTACGGACAGACGGAAATTGAGGATATTAGATATCATATAGAATTGAACAATGTTGGTAAATTGATATCATCCGACGATATTTATATATTTAAAGATTATGATATAAAGGAAGAGGGTATAGATTGGGTTTTTTTGAATAAAAAGAGAAAGGAGATGTTAATGATGAGAAATTTGATATATCCTTATATCGGAAGCTATAAATCGATTGTTAATGCTATTAATCATTTTGGATATAATGATTTAGAGCTTTATGAGTATTATAGAAATATTAATGTAGATTCTCCGAATTATATGAAATTATTTAAAGTAGAAATTCCAGATATATTTGACAACACTGTGGATGGGTGGACTGAAAATGATTTTATCAAACATACTTTCCCGAATTCTAGTTACGAGGATACTAATCTATTCAATTTAACATTTAGAATAACGGATAAGGAGGGGAATAATATTCTACAATATACTCTGAGAGAGATTCAAATAAAACTACAGGGTCTTAAATATTGGCTTCAAAAAAATATTATTCCTATAACCCATAAAATTCTTGATATTACAGGAAGAGCTGATTTCGCCGGTGTTATTAGAATTGATCATTTGGTGAGAGATGTTTCTATATTTAATGTTTATCAGGATTTTACTCCCGTAACATTTGAATTAAATGAGGCATATTTAATGCCTGTTAACAATGGATCCACTGTTTATAATTGTGTTTTAGACTTTTCTTTGGGGTCTGAGGAAAACATTCCGGACTATTATACCATTGATATAAGAGCTTATGAGATCTATCGAGAATGGTATCCGTTTAAAAATTACGGCATTGGGGACCGAGTTATTTATTATAATAGAGCTTATGAATCAAAAATAATAAACAATAAAACAAATAATCCAAGAAAATTTGAAAATGCTTCGCTTTGGGAATCTGGAACATCGTATAATGTTGCGGATGCGGTTATGTACCAGAGGGACATATATGTTTTCACCGGACAGAGTGGAGCTACATCATCTATAATCGCTCCATCAATAGACTCATCAGATTGGTTAGAGGTTACTGAATGGAAGGAGGTAGATTTACAACCCGTTGATACTATATCCGAGTGGAGACCAATTTCCAATCTGATGCCTTTTAATTTCACTATCGATTCGAATATATCTCCATACTTGATAATAAGTGTCAATACCTCAAATGGATATGGTATGAATTTCTCTGATAGGAAAAATTATGAAATACGAGGAATTTTAGATATAAGAGAGCTTGAAGCATTTTCGAATTTGACTTCAAAACAGTATAGAATGTCTTTGCCTATTGTATCGCCTTAAGATATTACTGCAGTGACTTTGTAGTCAGTTAATTGAAAATCCACGACCATTATTTCTTGATATTTATTAGGATTATCAACAAATGCAACTTCAATTGAATATCCAGTTCCTGCTATTTCTGGAATATATTTATTTATTTGCTGAATAATTATATTCTTAACTTTTGTAGATGATATTCTTGTTTGGAATAAAATTTTTAATAGATCACATCCAAAATCTGGATCTCCTAATAATTCTCCCTTGTTTGTGAAGACCAACATCTCATATTTTTGAATTATTACCCTTATAGGATCATCTTCAATAATTTTATTGACTATAAATTTTGGATGTCCTGGGAATCCTATGTAATGATCTTTGAAATTTACAGACATAGATTATATATTTAATCTTTTGCCGTTGGTATTTTAATGTTGTAATTTGGTTTATAGCTGTCCTCAAACTCATCAATAAATTTAAACTGATCAATTGAAAGATTGAATCCGAATCTATTGAAGAATGATATTAATGATTTTAGGGATTTTTGAGTAAATCCAAAATGTGTTTTTGGATCTTGCTTTGACCCAACTCCATTGTAATGGATTACACTGACCTTATTTGTCTCAGATATGGAAAATTCCGAAGCCATGAAATCACCATATGTTACATCTACGAGTATTTTCATTCCTTTTTTATTCTTTACAAAGTGAATATCTAAATTTAGATAGTCAGGTTCTCCATCGGAAAGAACGTCGCCAGTTTTATTGGGAGTGGAGTGCCAATATGCTACTCTGATTATATTTATCTCTCTTGTTACATCAGACCTAGTTAGATGGAATTTCCCATTTGATGTTACTATTTCTATATTTTTAGGTATATATTTTTTGATATCCTCGTCTAGTATTGTGTGTGATTCAAATTTTTTAAATTTCTTCAAATGATCCATGGTTTATATATTAGTTGACAATTCTTTAAATTCTCCTATAATTGACATTGCCAATACGACTGGATCTAATGATGTGTCAAGTTTTGGCTTGTATTCTGATATTATCTTATTGAATTTGAACATATTTTTGATATTTTCCTTTTTCTCTTTTATTGACCATTCAATGAAGTCTCTTTCTAGTATTGATATTAACTGATCTATTTTCTCGGGACCGAATTTCTCCATCACAAAGTGATATATCGTCTCATAGTCAATGTTTTCCGATATTATTTTATATAGATCTATTTTTAGCTTATGTGATATGTTATTTTCTGATTGTGATATGGATCCAACATCTTTAAAGTTTTGGAGGTCGATCATTATTCCTCTAAAATCGGGAAACCTTTTATTGATTATTTTAATCAGATCTTCTTTTTTTATTGATATTTCCTCTTCGGGTGATATTATAGATGTTATTTTTTTATACATTTCAGTTTTTAGATACTTCTCCTCTTCTATATTTTGACAGTCGAAGTTTATTTGGGTAAATCTAGACTTTATACCATCGGATATTTTAGATATGTGATTGGTCGTTATTATAAATCTCACATTTGTATGATATTTTTCAATAAATGCTTTTAGAGCATCTTGATATTGTGGACTTATTCTTTCAGCCTCATCTAAAAATACATATTTTATTGGATCTTTTGTTTCCATTATTGGAACTGTTTTGCAAAACTTTTCTATTTTTTCTCTGAGAATATCTATTGATGTGTGTAAGGAGCTGTTTATTTCTAGATATGCTTTATCCTTTGTGTATTTCCCTATTAGTATTCTAGCAAGTGTGGTTTTTCCAGTACCATATGTCCCGTGGAGTATGTAATTTTTATTAATCCCAGATTCAAAATTCATTTTTATTCTAGGTAGAATTACCATTTCATTAATAGTTTTGGGTCTCCATTTTTCCCAAATTAGTAAATTTTTAATTTCCATTTTGTTTTTCTTGATTAGATTCTATTGAAAAGAATTAAAAATGTTTGTGTGATTGATTTGAATTAATATATAAAAATATGATAGGACATAAATTTAATTATGATAATGTTTTTTTGAGAGATCTCACTGTATGTGTTTTAGATACATTCGAGGGTAAAGTTTCCTGGGTCAATAGATTCACCAAGGGGGATATTGAGGTTAAGGTTCCATTCTATTATTCCCTCACTGGGGATGAGAGGTTTTTATTGGATTCTTTTGCTGATGATATTGTTTCCGAAAATAGATTTACAGAACTAAATACGGATATTATACCTAGGGGACATATTACCTTGACTGGATTTAATATTAGAAGTGATGAGTTTAGAAATCCTAATGTTTGGCTTAGATCTGTAGTTGATGACAATAAAGAGGTAAAGACTATGTTAAGGCAGTTAAGGGCTATTCCGATTACGGTTAATTATTCTATTTCTATTCTCGTGAAGACAGAAATTGATGTTTTTAATTGCTCTCAATCTATTATGAATGCTTTGTGGTTATATAAGTTTATGTATTTTGAGTATAATTTTTTACATATAGATGCTATTATGACAATTCCGGATTCCAAGTCAATAGAAACAGTTAGAGAGAAAAATCTTACGAGTGATAATACTATCAAATTGAATTTTGATATTGAGGTCCAGACCTATTATCCCGCTTTCGGCCCAGAAGATCAATCAATTGAGCCATCTAGAACAAAATGGTTTAATAATATTATTAAGGGTCGATACCAATCCTCTAAATCATCCAATCCGAATGCTGAGAATAACGCCAATCTATAGAATTGAAAAAAATGACTTTTGAAGTATAATATATATGTATATCTAAAAAATAAAAATATAATAAATGAAGAATCTTAAGCTTGAGTTATTTAACTTCAAACAAACTTTAGACTTTGATAGTTCTGAGGTGGTCTATATTATAGAGGGGCATATGAATGCTTGTAATGATTTGTCCGAAAAACAAATCATACTTTCTCTAAATGAAAAACTTAAGTCTTATACATATGATAAGGATGTTAAGTCCCTACTAGAAAATCTCAATTCAGATATGGCTCAATATGAGCTTCTATATGAGCTGAAGAATTTGTATAATGTTTTGAATTCTCGAAACCAAGGAGAACTTTACCGACACCCGATAAATGTTCTTCTTCAGACTATAAATCTTGATACTGATCAAGATAGAATGTCAAAGATTCTTAATGAGTTGGCTGTTTATGATTGGGTTCCGGAAATAAAGCTTTTTGTTCATAATCTAACTAAGTCTCCTGAGCAAAGATCCAACCTTCTAAGTGGTGGTAAATCTGAGACTGTTTATACAATCGTTGAGCAAGTTGAAGATGGTCATCTAGTCTTTCTAAAAGATTCTTGGTTTTTAATGACAGATGATTCCATTGAGAAAACTCTTCTTGAGACCCATGTTAAGGGCGATGATAGATTAAGAACACTAAGAAGCTTGCAAACAGCAATGCAATTTGCTTCGATTAATGAATCTAGAATTGATTTTAGAATTTCGGAATATCTAACAATTGGTCTTTCAGTTAATAAGAAGGGTAGTTTTTTCATCAATGAAGATGAATTGAATGAGGAAACCTCTTTGGAAAATTTATTTTCCTCTCCTATAGTTCCTATAGTTAATAGGAATTTTTACCCATTATTAGTTGAAGTTTCGAATAACATTGATTCTTTTGTGGAGTTGGATGTTGTTAAGAGGGTCAGTAATTTAATTAATCCAACATTGGAAGTTTTTGCCTTCAATTATAAAAAGAATACCTATATATATAGATGTGATGAGAGATATGGTAACTCTTTCTTTAAATATGAATCAGCCATAGAGTTAGTTAATGAGGTTAGAAATGAACTAAATTATGATCTTACCTTCTTCTATGATAATAAGTTGTCTAAGGAGGTTGTTGCTAAAAAGCAACTAGAAGACAGAGAGAGACAAATATCTCTTAAATTGGAAGATGTTGATTTCAATATTTCAAAAATAAGGGGATCCATACAAGTATTGGGATCTACTGATGTATTGAATGAGGCTCTTGTCAATTTAGAGAAGAGAAGAAATTCTTTGAATCTTGATTTGTTAGCTGTTAGAGAGCTTCAAGTTAAGGAGGTTGTTAAATTATAAACTTATATAATTTATTATATACAACATGAAAGCATTTCAATTGCATATGCAATTAAAAAAATTAATGCTTAATGTATCTAAATAATAAGGATTTATATTGTGAAATAATAGTTTCGAAGGCTCAGGGAAAATTAACAAGGAAGGCGGAGCAAATGCTAATTTTGTTAGCAAAAGAAACAATAAAAAAGAAAAAGTATTGGTCGGCTGATGATAAATTAGATTGTTGGCAATTTGGATTACTCGATATGTTCCAAAATTGGTATAATTTTAATGAAGATAAGAGTATAAATTCATTTGCATACTTTACCGAAATATTTAAAAGAGGGACGGCTAAAGGGTTTAATTCATTGTATAAGAAAAAGGGGGATAATGATAATCTTATAAAGATCATTTCAATAGAAGGATCCAATGATGGTCAGGGCCTACACTCCTTATAAAAAGTTCTTTTAGTCGACGTGATCAAAGAATATAGCTACTTCATCTAATACCTGGCTATTGAATTTTATAATTGTGTGTCCTATGTCGGTGACTCTATTGCAAGTTATTGGTGATGTATTTTTGATATATATCAAGCAGAAAGAGAATTTGAGTTCGAGTTTATTTATTGATTCGATTATACATTCTTCTATTTTAGAAGAAAGTTTCCATGTGTCGATTTTCGAATTTTTTAATTTGATTGATATTGTGTATCCTTCGTTTTTATAAATTCCTCCGCTAGCAGCAATTGGGCTTTTATCAAAGAGATTGAATTCTAAATCAATACTACTGAATATTGATTCGAGGTCAAAAATTATATTGGATACTTCTTGATCATGTTGAATTGAATCAAAATATTTTATAAATTTCACAAATTATATATTAGTATTTTAATATTATTTCTTCTAATTTTATTAGATTGTTTTTTTCGTGTTCTAGTAATCTTATAGATCCGACTTGATTTATTTTTTCATACAACCTATCAGATATGAAGCATTCAATGGATTTCCCAATTGGTCTATCATATTCATCTGGAATTGATTTTTCAATTTTTCTAGATTCGTAAATACTATCAATGTATTTAATTCTAACATCATCATCTGTGTGTATCGTGCATCCGTCTGGTCTAGTTCCCCATCCCCTTTCAGATTCTTCCCAAATTTGTAAAATACACTTATTCATTTATTTTTACTTTAAGAGATTATTTAACCAGTTATCGAAGTATCTTCTAAGTTCTTTACTTCTTTCGTGAGTACCTTCGTGGTATAGAGCAAAGTCTTTTTCATTTTGCTTTTTATCAGCAAAAAGCATCTGCTTTATTTTATCATTTGTAAAACCGACAAACCCATCTATTTCTTTTTCTGATAAGTAGCTATTAGCCACCCTGCGATATTCCACCGCTAGAATTATTGCCGATGTTGGAACACCATCAAAATTTATAGTATAGTTTTTATTAAAATCTATATCTGATTGTAAAAGTGGGTGAAGGCAGTAGGCATCGATAGTGTCATCTTCGGACCCAATTGATTCTAGAATCTCAATGCCTTCATCAATGTGGTTAATTAATTTAATTCCACTTCTTTTTGTGGTGCTATTTCCATAATAATTTGATATAATCTGATAGGATTTTCTCATTTTATGTTTTGAGGTCCCGTCTTTTGATTCCGTAAATTTGACAATATGTTTCACGATAGAAATATATAAATATAAATAATTGTTTTGTGTAATGATTTGATCAATATATATCTATATGATAAATTCTGCTCCAAATAATTCTGCATACCACAGTGGTAATTTTATTCCAATTAATAAAGATAAGGTTATAAAATTAAATTCCCTAGGGGGAATTTATTATAGAAGCTCATTGGAAAAAAAATTTATGACATATTTGGATATAAATGACAGTATTATTAGATGGTCAGCAGAGATATTTGAGATACCATATACATCCAAGGAAATCATTGAAGGTGAGATAGTCTATAAAAATAGAAGATATTATCCGGATTTTTATTATGAGATGAGATCGGGTGATAATGTAAAGATGGTCATTGCTGAAGTTAAACCAAAGTCAGAGTATAATGATGTCATTCTTTTCAGAGAAGGTAAATTTAATATACCAAAGGATGTAACTACTAAAAAATTAAAAAATCTTGAATATAAATTCAAAATGAGTCAAAAAAATAGTGCTAAGTGGGAAACCATGATTGAATTTTGTGAAAAAAGGGGATATGAGTTTATTATCATAACTGATGAAATATTAAATAGATTTTAGAGATGGGAGAGTTGAGTGAGAAAATAAAATTGAGTATGAAATCTTTTGGTGGGAATCTAATCGATTATTATAAAAGTAATTCTATTTTTATGTTAGATAAGTATTCAAAGACTGATGATTTGTGTCATGCTATTTCTGTTGTAGATATTTTTCCTGGTGGATTTTATCATTTTCATTATTTGGATGATTCTAATTGGATGAAGTATTCTCCGGTTTTTGTTGTTGATTTTAGAAAATTTAAGGGATTGGTTATAATATTGGCTGTGAATTTTAATTTTATACCATTGGAGATAAGATCTAGAATATTTGATAAATACATTACCGAAAAGGATTTTGAAAAAAATTCTCTTTTGGTTGTTGATTTTAAGGGTATGTATACTGAACTTCTTAGAATTGGATTTGAGTATTCTTTGGTGGAGTATAATATTTCCCAAATTAAATTATCCCATAGAATTCATTTAGATTTATTACCGAGATTTTTGTATTCTTCTTATCCCAAGAACAAATATGATCCTAATAAATTGATGGAAATTTGGACTTCAAAATTAAAAACAAAGGAAAAGAGGCATCAGGAAATGACCACATCTCTTTTGGATGATTTTTATAATATCAGTGAAGAGATTTCGGAAGATTATGATGTTCTTAGAGAACATATTAACCGAGTTAAAAAGAGTTTTCAGAAGTTCGGTAAGAGATAAAGAACTTGTTTTGAGTATGTAATATAATAAATAAAATAAATTATATAATATGAATCAATATTTTTTAGAATATATTTGGCTAGATGGTGCAAAATCTCAACAAGTTAGGTCGAAAACAAAAATTACTTTTGCTAAAAGTTCGGATAAAATAAAAACTCCAAATTGGAATTATGATGGGTCATCAACTGGGCAAGCTGAAACATCTAAATCAGAATTGATTCTCGTTCCTGTGTCTAGGTATAAGGATCCATTCCGTGAAAATGGGTATTTGGTTATGTGTGAAGTTTATAATGTTGATATGACACCACACCCATCGAATAAAAGATATAATTTATATGAGATGGTTAAGGATAATGGGTTATCTGAGGACTGTATGTTTGGGTTTGAGCAAGAGTATATCATATATGATCGAACTACGGGTAGGCCGTTAGGTTGGCCAAAGGACGGATTCCCAAGACCTCAAGGTGATTATTATTGTGGTGTTGGTGGAAACAATGTGTCTGGAAGAAGATTTGCAGAAGAGCATGCGGTTCTATGTTTAGATGCCGGATTGAAATATTCTGGAACCAATGCTGAAGTTATGTTGGGTCAGTGGGAATATCAGATCGGTCCTGTTTATGCTATTGATGGGTCGGATCAGTTATGGATATCTAGATGGATTTTACAGAGGCTTTCAGAGTCTTATAATTATTCTATTGAATTTCATCCTAAACCATTTATAGGTAATGATTGGAATGGTAGTGGAATGCATGTTAATTTTTCAACATCGGAAATGAGAGAGGACTTAGTTAATAAGAGAAGATTGGCCATAGAGGCTTGTGAAAGGCTAGGGAAGAATATAGACTCACATATAGAAGTCTATGGTGCTCATAATGATCTTAGATTGACCGGAGCTAATGAAACATGTTCAATTAAAGATTTCAGGTGGGGTATTGGTGATAGGACGGCGTCCATTCGAATACCCTCTACGATTGAGGATGACTCTACTCCTGGGTATATTGAAGATAGAAGACCTGCTTCTAATGCTAATCCGTATGAGATATGCTATCAATTGATCAATACTATTAAATTTTCAGGACTTGTTCCTAAAAATGGACAATCAGCTTATGCTTTGTAAAAATTTTACAAAGCATAAGTTATTTATATATAGGAATATAAAAAATATTTAATAATGGCATCATATAATCCTAATAATCAACAAGGTGGTAATTTTCAGTATGTTAATTCTGCTGTTGAGAATAGGGGATTATTTAGTAGAATATTGAGAAATTTATCATCATGGGGAATGAACTATGATGATATGATCATGAGGAATCAAGTTGGTGTTGGTATCAATGAGGACCCCTATTCTCAACAAGGTAATTCAATGTATGATTTTTTCTCAAGGAGAGCAGTTGCTTCTGTTCTCAATAGAAAATCAATTCCATATTTGGATAGATCATATCCCGATAAGAGAAGAATTCTAAGAGAATATTCCATAAAGGATGAATTGAGAGATTTCGTATCCATTGAGGGAGTAATTTACTCTGATCGTGATTTTTGTAAGCCTAGAAATTTGCCAAATGATTATTCCCAAGAAATTAGAGATAAGTATCAGGAATATTTTGAAGTTATTTATAATAGATATGGATTTTCGGATTCTATTTCTGCTTGGAATTTGATGAAAGATTTTCTGATCGATGGATATATTGCGATGGAAATCGTTTGGGATGATAAAAAAAAGAATATTATACACTTTAATAGAATAAGACCAGAGACTGTTGTTCCAGCATTTGAGCCATCAATTGGTCATTTATGGATACAGTATCCAGAAGATCCACAACTAAGAAGAATATTTCTAGACTCTCAGATAGTTTATATATCCTATTCGACTCAAAATGATTATTCAGAGGTATCTTACATTGAGGGACTTATTAAACCATATAACCAATTGAAAATTCTCGAGCAAACTCGAATAATGTATAATGTTGTCCACGCATCAATATATCAAAAATTTACAATACCAACTAAGGGATTGTCAAGACAAAGAGCTGAAGAACAGATTGGTCAATTGATACATGACTATTCAGAAGAAATTGAATGGGACGATTCTCTCGGAACCTTAACTATCAATGGATCAAAGCATTTGCCTTATAATAAACAAATTTGGTTCCCAGATGGTGATGCCGGAACTCCAAATATGGAATTAGTCTCCCCCCAAGGACATAACCTGAATGAGAATGATATGTTAACGTGGTTTTATAATATTTTAAAGAGGGCTTCCAAAATACCCTTTTCAAGATTTGAAAAGGAAAATGGCGGAGGGAATATTTATTCCGATGCTTCCGAAATGACAAGAGATGAGGTTCGTTTTAGTACTTTTGTTGGTAGATTAAGAGCGAATTTTAAAGAAATTATTACCAAGCCTCTTAAATTGCAGATGTTAGTTGAATTTCCAGAATTGAAAGACGATGAAATTTTTTTGAATAGTATTGATGTTGATTTTAATTCTAATCAATTATTTGAAAAATGGAAAAAATTAGGAAATTTAGAAAAGTCGGCTAGTATATTGAGTACTCTTTTGGGTATACAAAAATCGAATGGAGAGCCGTACTTCCATATAGAATATTTGATGGATACGGTTTATGAACTATCAAATGAGGAAAAGGAAGAGAATAAAAGATACTGGGCGAGGGAGAAAGTAGGTGGTGGCTCAGCCGAGCCAGGTGGTGTTGGTGCTGATGTTGGTGGTGATGTTGGTGGTGAATCTTTCGGTTCGGAAGAAGGAGTGCCTAGTGGTGTTGGAGAATCCGAGACATCACCACCAGAGACGGAGACACCACCCGAGGAAGGTGGGGAATTCGAATTCTAATTAATAGGTAACAAAGAATTTATCTGAAACTTGAAAGTCTGATATCGTTCCAGATAGTGATATTTTAAATTTTAAATTAGCTTTGTTTGAAATTAATTCTTTAAGAATTAGACCCATTTCATTTTCTAATGTGTTGATATCACATTTCATGTAGATTGCATTTTCATTTTCTATTCCGAGGAATATTTTATTCACTTTGAATGATGAGTCTTTCAGACTTGGATATTCCGATATATTTGTAAAATATCCTAATTTAGCTGGTCTTATATCACTAATTTCCAATTCTATTTTTGAATTTCCTAGAATGGAATTTAGCTTTATTTCTCTATTAGCTGATTTGAAAGATGGGTATTTGTCTAAAATTGGTTTGAAGTCATCGATCTTCAGACCAATTGGTATTTCAAAATCAACTATCATCTCTTTTTCTTATTAATTGTAGATTTTATCTTATTGAAAATATCTTTATTTTGGATAGGATAATCACATCCCCACTTTTCTCTTAGGGCCTTTTTCCTCTTTGGCTCGGAACACTTTCTACAATAGTATTCTCCCCAAGTGTTCCCGTATTTTATGTAGTTCTTATATATTACCTCTTTTTTTATTCCACAGTTATCACATTGGCATTCTATTTTGTGATGAGATCCTCTTGATAGCAGCTCAACTGGTATTAGAATCTTATCCCCGATTGAAATTTCATCATATCCCAAATCTTCGAAATATTGAAAATTGGATTCGTTAATTTTTATTTCTATCTGTCTAGTTAGTATCATAAAAAATCCTTAAGTTTTTTATGATGTATATATAAAAAATAAACTTTTCATTTGAATTTATTGTGTTTGTGTAAATTTTACTAATATAGTATAGAGATGTATCTATAAATGATTGATTTTATTGATGGTCTTTTTATGTCTATAAAAAATCCACGTTATGCAAAAGGGAATTTTTGTAATTCATATATACTTAATAAAATAATTATTTTACATGAAATCAGTACTAATCGTTGAAAATTCAACCCAGTCTCTTGTAAAAGAGAGTTCTAAGTCAGGAGAGGGTATTATACTTAATGGAATATTTACGGAGTTTGGTATAAAGAATCGTAATGAGAGAATATACACAGCTGATAAATTTTTACCTTGTTTGGAGGAAATGAATGATCGTATCTCTAATATGGGTGCGGTCTATGGTGAATTTGACCATCCGGATGTTTTTGATACCTCACTTTCGAGAGCATCACACCTTATAAATAAGGCTGTTTATGTAAAGGAAGGTAATAGAGTTGATGGTGAGATTAAACTACTAACCACTTACTGGGGAAAAGAAGCTAGGGCACTCGTTAATGACGGATGTCCAATTTTTGTTTCATCTAGGGCAGCTGGGGTTACTGAATCAGATGGGACAGTTACTCTAAAAAAATTATTTACTTATGATATCGTAGCTGATCCAGGATTTGCGTCAGCTAAAATGAATATTAAGGTTCTTAATGAATCACTTGGTTATGAAACCGAAAAATCTAACTTTAGGATATATGAAATGTCCGATGAGTCAAAAATAAACGAATTATTTAATATGAATAAAAATGATTTAGTTACCAAAAAACAACTAACTGACTATTCAAAGTATCTCGTTAACGAATTGGCTTCGACTAAGAAGGAGGTTCGTAGTGCCATTACAAAAGGCAATATGAATCCCAAGAAGCTTGAAAAGTTATTGGAGTATCATGATGAATTGAATAAAACTAATGTGAAGATCGTTAAGTATCTTGATTACCTAGCTGAAAAAATTCAAGTTGTTGTTAATGAGAATTCTTCTCTTAAAAATACAACGGATAAGCTAATTAAGCATAATGATTATTTGGCTGAGAATCTTGAAAAGGCTATTAATTATGGAGAGTACCTAGCTGAGAATCTAGACAAGAATATTGAGTATTCTGAATACTTAGCTGAAAATCTAGATAAAAATATCTCATATTCTGAGTACATAGCTGAAAATCTTGATAAGAATATCTCATATTCTGAGTATTTGGCTGAGAATCTAGACAAGAATATTGAGTATTCTGAATACTTAGCTGAGAATCTCGACAAGAATATAGCCTACTCTGAATATATAGCTGAAAATCTTGATAAGAATATCTCATATTCTGAATATCTAGCTGAAAATATTGATAATTCTATTGCTTATTCTGAATATCTAGCTGAGCATGTGGAGGGAAATATTGCATACTCTGAGTATATTGCTGAAAATCTTGATGATAATATTGCTTATTCTGAATATGTTGCTGAAAATCTAGATAAATCAATTTCTTATCAAGGATTGATTGTTGAGAAGTTAAATGGTGGTAAATTACTTGAGAAATCCGATGAGGTATCTCTTCCATCACCAACTGATGCTGGATTTGAAGTTTATAATGAATTGGATGTTCCAACTATGGACAATCAGATTGGTGAGTCTATGGATTCTGAAGAAGAAGCTAGAACATCATCTGACGATTCTGAATCTGGTGATTCAGGTTTAGAATCTGAATCTGAAGAAGAAATTGCTAACGATAGTGAGAATGAAGAATCTTATGAATCTGTTGGTGATTCTGATACTGAATTATCTAAATCTATTGATAAGTTGATCGAGGAGGCTAAAAAACGAAAAGTCACTGAAACATCCGATCTACATTTCCTAAATTTCTTGAGTAAGTCACAGGTTGATAGTTTCTATTCACTTAATGGTGAAGAACAAGAAACTGTTAAACTCTACATAAACGAAAAGAGTTATTTTAATACAAAAGACGTATTGAGATTAATATCTGAGGCTTTGTCTGCTAAGAATGAATCTCTTGAAGAAAGAGTTATTAGATTGATGCCAGAAGGTGTAAAGCCAATTTGGAATCAATTGAATGAGAATTCTAGAAAGTCTATCCTGTCTCAGGCTAGATTGTATCCAGGTGAGTCTTTGATGAATGAATCTCAGATTGAGTATTTCTGGATGACTAGAAATCTTAAGAAAAATGAGTCTGTTACAAAAAAGCTAGTCTCGCATGAAAGTTTAATCCAAGAGGATAAGATTTCGGATGGAGAACTAAATGCTATAATGGAAAGATTCAAAAACCTATAATCTACAAAGTAGATAAAAAAAACAAAAAACAAAAAATGTCACATATTCGTATAGACAAACAAAAAGCGGTTAAGAAGTGGACTCCTGTATTGGAGAACATGGGTGTTACCGGTGATAGAATTGAGTGGATGTCAGAAATGGCTGAATACCAATCCTTGAACGAAAATGCCTACGCTAATGCCACTACTGCTGGTATGGGTGCTATCTTAAACCCAATCGTTGGTAGCATTCCTGGCTTAGCTGGTGGTGGTGCTGGATTTGGATCAGCATTAGGAAATGGATCAACTCCTGGATCAGGAGATATTGCTCAAAACCTATTGCCTGTTTCGATGAAAATCGCAGCTCAAACAATTGGTCTAGATCTAGTTGCTGTTAAGCCAACTCCGGGTCCAAAAATTGATCTTCTTTATGTTGATTTTCAATATGATGATCTAAGTGATGTTGGTGGTTATTCAAGACCTCAGGTTTTTAAAATTACCGCAACTACAGCTTCGTCTGGTATGGCAGCAGTTAATGCTGGACTAACAGCAGCTGTATCTTCAAATGGATTCAGATTGACACAGGGTGGATTAGCTGGTGGTAGAATATTTGCTGATATCAGCACTTCAACCGCTCTAACCACGACTGAGCCAGCTGGAACAAAGCAAAACAAGTTAGAGTTCCTAGGGTTCTCACGTGTTGATGGGTATCCAATGTTCAGATCTTGGAGACAAGCTAATGCTACACAAGTTAGCACAGGAACATATCCATATACATTTGATCAAACCTTGAACACCTTTACTCCAACTGCAGCAATGACAGCTCAAATTTTGTTCATCGGAACAGCCACAGCTTCCACTGCTACTGTTGAATTGGTATCTGCTCTTGAAGATCATTTACCTGGATTCTCAGCTAACTGGGCTTCTAGTGTTTCTTCGGGTGATTATCCAATGAATCGTTCTACTGATGATAATACGTATTCTAGTGTTATCGGACCTAAAGTTTCTTCAAAGACAATACAGGTTGGTACCATTGAGGTTTCAACAGCACTAAGAAGGACTGAGATCGAGGATATTAAGGCTAATACTGGTATGGACATCGTTCAGAAGATGGAATCAATTCTTGTTAATGAATTGTCACAGACAATTTCTAAGCAGATTGTTGCTAAAATCTTTGAAATGGGTGATTCGAATAGAACAACAGCTCCTCAGAGAGGTGGTGTGTCGATATTCGATCTTAATACCACATATGTTACTGGTGTTGGTGGTGAGACCACACATGCTGTTCAACGTAAGTTGATCACCAAAATGGTTCATGCCTCTAACTATATCGCTACAGAAGGTCGTGTTGGTCCAGCTCAATATGCTGTTACTAATGGTGCTCTAGCAGCTGCCCTAATGGACATTGCTGGTTACACAATAAATCCTGTTAAGTCAAAGCTTAATGGAAGTGGTCAAATGTATCCAATGGGTCAGGTCGGAGACATTTCTGTCTACGTTGATCCTTATATGAGATATGATGACAATAGAATTGTCCTCGGTAGAAAAAATAATCCTGATCAGCCTGGTATCATCTTCGTTCCTTACTTGATGGCTCAGTCAATCAGTGTTATAAGTGAGGCTACATTCGCTCCAAGAATGCTTCTTCGTTCTAGATATGCTGTCGCTGATGTTGGATTCTTCCCACAGAAGCAGTTTATGACAATTGTTGTAACTGATGCAGCTGGATACTTGAACTAATAACATTTCAATAAAACAAAAAACCCCTCAAATCGAGGGGTTTTTTGTTTTATTGAAATGCATAATAATATATACATAAATGGTCATTAAATCTTTTCATCTATTTGAGTCTAAATTGGAATATCTTGATTCGTTTACGAATGTTCTTAAGATGATGAAATCTCCAATATCTAAGTCACTTCTTGGTATGAGTGGGTTAGATTTAAATTTAGTAGCTAATTTTATTAGTGTTGGTGGTGAGGATTTTGTGAATTTTATTCCAGATAAACATTCGAATGAAGTTAAAGTAGTATATCGAGTTATTTCAAAATATGGTTTTTTTCCAAAGGATTATGCGTACAATCCTTTATACAATGAATATAAAATACCGAATTGTGAGTCTCCGCAAATTGGAGATGAGGTTTACATTGAAAAAGAATTAGATCCTAGTATAATAAAGAAGCATTTTAGTCATTGGAAAACAACATCATTATATTATCTTAAATCGCTAGATGGTGAAAAAGATCATATTTATATACCAGAGGGGAACAATTCTATTGAGAAGATAGAAAAAATTATTGGGCCCAAGCCACAACAAATAAAGGTTGGTAGATTGGTAAGGAATCTTTTAAAGATTACCGGGAATATTTTTTCAGATAAGGATATTGAAGAATTTGTTAATGAATTTAAATCTAAACATGAGATATTAAAAAACGCATTTAGAAATTTTCATTTAGTTACGGGTGAGGAGATTCGAAAATGGTATTTTGAGGGTAATTATTATGATTCCCCCAAAGGTCCTTTACATAGCTCTTGTATGAGATATGAAAATTGCCAAAATTATCTTTCTATATATGTAGATAATCCTGATGTGTGTCAATTGTTGATTCTAAAGAGTGATTTTGACAGTAATAAGATAACTGGCAGAGCTTTAATTTGGAAATTGGATAATGGTGATTTTTTAATGGATAGAATTTACTATTCTAAAGATTCCGAAATTAATTTATTTATTGAATTTGCTCAATCAAATGGTTGGGTTTATAAATACAAGCAGGGAACTAATTATGATGGTCTATTACTAAACGGAGCTAAATATAATAAGATAACAAAGGTAAATTTGCAAAATTTTGTTTATAAATATTATCCGTATTTAGATACGCTTTTTTATTTGTATCCGGATGGATCTTTGACTAATATTAAAGACGGTTTTGATTTTAAAGAGCTTAGAAGCGCTGAGGGTGGATTTGTTGGTGGATCATGTGAGTATTGTGAGGATGGTCGTGTAGAGTGTAATGAGTGTGGTGGTTCGGGGAGAGTAGATTGTTGGAAATGTAACGGGAACAGAACTGTTGATTGTGTGGACTGTGGTGGGGATGGTGATTTGGATTGTGAGGAGTGTGATGGTAGTGGTAGTGTCAATGGTGAGAAGTGTGATGATTGTAGTGGGTCGGGTAGAATTAAGTGTGTGGAGTGCGTTGGTGGGTCTGTTGATTGTGGTGAGTGTGGTGGAACTGGTCGAGAGGAATGTGGTGATTGTAATGGCAATGGTGAAATTGATTGTCAAGAATGTAATGGATAAAATGATTAAATCGTATAAAGATTTTATTTTAGAGGCTAAGATGGAATACTTCTCCAAGTTTGAAGATATTTTATATATGATGAAATCTCCCATATCAACTGCTTTATTGGAACTTAGAAATAAGAATGTTAATGTTAATTTTAATTATTTTAATTTGGCATCTAGTGATGATTTGATAAGTTTTATTCAAGATGATAAAATTGGTAATGTGAAGATATTATTTCAATTCACAGAGTATCCTATGTATAGTATTGATTCTGCTAAAATAAAAAAGTTTTTTGGAATTACTGAAGTTAAATCTAGATTTCCGATAATTGGTACAATTGGCTGGATAAAAAATAGAATATATGATCCCTCCGTTGCTGATATGATAAAGTTGGGAGTTTATTATCCTATTAGTTCAGATATTGTTCATTTTGTTGATTTAGATGGTGGTGATTACATCTTAGAGATTGATACATTAAAATCATTAGATAAGTTAAGTTCGAATTTAAATTCTCAGGAATCAAGAATTGGTCGATTGGTTAGGAGGGTTGTGTCGACAGCTGGGTATAATTTTTCAGACTTGGAATATGAGAATTTTGTGACTGAATTTAAATCCAAGGTTGAGTTATCAAAAAGTCCATTTAGGAACTTTGAATTGATCTTCGGTGAAGATATAAGAAAATATTATTTAGAGGATAACTATGATAACTCTAGGAGATCCACTCTTCAAAATTCGTGTATGAGGTATCAGGGATGTCAGGGGTATTTTGATATTTATGTTGAAAATCCTAAAGTTTGTCAAATGCTTATTAGGAGAAGTGACTTGGACTCTGATAAGATATCTTCGAGAGCTCTTGTTTGGACTCTTTCAGATGGTAAAAAATTTATGGATAGGATTTATTATTCTAGAGAACAAGACCAAAATTTATATGAGGAGTGGGCTAAGAAAAATGGATACTATTATCAAAATCGATCAGGATCGATCTTATCTCCTTCAGGATCTAGTGAATCTGATTTGGATTTGGAAGTCCATCTTGATAAATGGTTGTTCGATTATTATCCATATATGGATACTCTGAAATATTTACATCCTGAAACTGGTATTTTATGTGAGAGTGTTTCATATCATGAAGAATCGGATTACTACTTTCTTGATGGACAAGATGGTGATTTTTCTAGAGAAGGTGATTAAAAATCACAATCTATATATTCCGGAGTTTCTCCTGTTCTTAAATTGGTAAATGTCAAATCACTTCTTCTTATGATTTGATAATCGTAAAATTTAGAAGTTTTGAAGAGGGTTCTGATAAATGGTATATCATTTCTAGTATTTATATCATTTTCATCCACCATTAGACATAGTATTTTTTTATCTACATCCGGATCGAAGTTAATTATTTGATCCTCATGATCCTTATTGAGATTTTTTTTCCCGTGTGATACGAATTTTGTTGTTAATAATTCTCCGGATGGAATATATTCCATTTGGTAGATATCTCCTTCCGTAACATCCATTTCTTCTTTTAAGTATATACGAATCCAGAAATATACTTTCTGGGATTCTATTATGGATGTTTTTGTTTTTCTTTCTTTAGATTCAGATATTTTTTCTAAATCTATTGTTTTTATATCTTCTATTAATTTATCTAGATAGTTCATATTTTATTTGTTAATTTGATAATTCAGCCTTTAGGATAGGGCTAGATTTGTAATTTATTATTTCTATGTCTTCAAATTTTAAATCATCTATAGATTTGTTGTGAAGTTTGAGTTGGCATAAATCGTATGTTTGTCTAGTTAATTGATCTTTAGCTTGATCAATATGATTTAGGTATAAATGACAGTCACCTCCACTAAAAATTAAGTCTAGAGGCTCCATATTTACCTCCTTGGCTATTAACGATAGAAGTAATCCATATGATGCTATATTAAACGGTGCTCCAAGGAAAACATCAACTGATCGTTGATGCCATTTTAGACTTATATATCTTTTTGGTACTCTTAGCAAATCTAGTTTTTTTGATGTTAGTTCGAATTGTGGAATTCCTTTTTTCATGGACCAGTGGAGTCTTTCATCAAATGTCATTTCTCTAGTCCAACATTGAAATCCATAATGACATGGCGGAAGAACCATAGAATCTAAATCTGATGGGTTCCATGCGGACACTATTAATCTTCTAGAATCTGGATTGGATCTTAATTCATCTATGATATTTTTTATTTGATCAATGTGTGATATTGAGTAAGATTCTTGTCTAGATACTAATCCAGGACCAAAGACAGACTTTTTAACAATTCTATCCCATTTTCTCCACTGTTTTCCATAAATTGGTCCAAGGTTGCCCCAATTATTTGCAAAATTATTGTCAGATTTTATTTTTTCCACAAATTCTTCTTTGCCCCAAGGGCCTTGGTCAACATCATTGTTTTTATAGTCATTTGGGACGGATGAGAAACTATGACCTTCTAGGTACCTTTTATAGCAATCACCATTCCAAATATGAACATCATTTTCAATTAGATATCTAATATTTGTATCTCCTTTTAAGAACCAAATTAACTCATGTATGATTCCTTTCATGAACATCTTCTTTGAGGTTAGGAGTGGGAATCCTTCTCTCATATCAAATCTCATATCGTGAGAAAATATTGATTTAGTTCCGGTTCCAGTTCTATCTTTTTTTTCTACTCCATTTTCGAGAATTAATTTTAATAGATCTAAATACTGTCTATCCACATTTTCTGGTGTGATTGGTTCGTGAATATCGATTTGTTTATTTTTTAATTTTTGTATTTTTTCTCTTAGGACTTTGCCCTCTTCGTATCGTGAAGATTTCCATCCATGTGTGTGGGCAAAAATTACAAGATCATTTAATTCATCAGAGAGTAATTTGATGTATTTGTCTTGTGAATTAATTATTTTATCTAGATTTTTCATACTATTTTTATGATATAAGGACAATTTGTTTTCCACTTCGGATCGAACCAAAAGGTTCTGCCTGTTTTATCTACACAAGACATTCCTTTTTGATAGAATACCCATTTTTTAAACTCTCCATGATCTATGTTAAATGGGTTTGTCCAATCCTTTAATTGACCACCCCCGAGATTATATGACTTTACTTGAACTTCTTTGCACATATCGAAGATGTGTGGGTTGTCTAGTATGTAGTTTCTAGAAATTTTGAATGGATTTTTATCCATATAATAAAGTATAGTGGATCTAATATAATTTCCAATTCCATTAAAGTATTTTTGATTTAGTAGTGTCTCACATATGGGTACATTGAAATCTTTTTTATCTAGATTGGAAATTATATTTTCTTTGAAACTATTGAAATTTTTTACCGAATCAGGACCCCTTTTTATTCCCTTGAATCCACCCAATTTATATTTTGGTCCCATATAACCCCCGTAAAGAATAAGTGAATTACCATCTGTGGAATCGAGTCTCATTCTAATAAATTTAGTTGATCTCCAGTCTTCTGTTGGTACGAATTTCCAATTACCTGACATACCCATAAATATAGAAAAATATAGATTTTTTTCATTATTTGATAGGTTTAAATTTAATTCTTTTCCAGAGGATTCGGAAGATGCTTTGAAATTATTGATCCCCTTAAACTCTGTTGGTATATTTCCTTTTTCTACATAGAATATTTTATCATATATTCTGTTTTCGGACTTTGTGTTTATAAAGTCTGACATTATTCTTATTTCTGGTGATTCTGGCATAGTTTATTGTATAGTTTACATAGAACATCTCCATGACATGATAGTGGTTTGCACCAACATCCTAATATTTTATCTTTTAATTCGTGTAAATCATGTAATAGATGTTTTCCATCACCGATTGTTATCCATTCATTGTATTTTTCTATTGATTCTTTTCTAGATGAAACAACCCAAGTAGCTTTTGTTCCTTTTTTGTGGGAAAATGGATTTCCCCATTTAGATCCTCTTCCTATATAGATATCATAATCTTCTTTTTTACAATGTACTACTCTACACATTTTTAATTTGTTTAATTTTTAAATCTCTATAAATGTGTAAATATTTATCTTTCATGAACTCATTTCCAAATATTTGCAATATTTCTTTATTTGATAATTCATGTTCCACCATTTCTGATGTATTAACATAGATCCCATCTTCTAGTTTATATTCTAGGCACATTTTTATGGGATTGAAATACATTCCTTTGACCTTCAACCTTTTTAGATTCTTAACTGAGTTATATATCTTGTCAAGTGAGTCAATCAGATCTTGTGTTTGTGGTTCTATTTTTACTGATTTCCACTCACAATAATTTGCAATAATTTCAAGTAATTTTCTATTTTTAATATCTGGAAACCTTGATTCTAATATTGGAATCCATTTTCTATAGTTATAGTTGTCCATTTTTCAAAAATTTGGATTTTCGTACCACTCTATAACTTCTTCGATTACATAAATTTGGTGCTGCCCATAATATGGATCTTTGAAAAGATGATGAATTTTTCCATCTTCATCGGTATATTCTTCGTAGACCGCTGGTATTATTTCATCAATATCTTTTGCCTTTATGAGGACATTTTGATTTTGATTGGGCATTTTTTCCTCAATCGAATATCCTATGAAATTTATGGATCTGTCCATAAATATATTTATGCGAAAAAATTAAAAGGTTGTTTTACAACCCAAACCTTTTAATTTGATTTAGAATGTATTCGGAGTGATATGCATTTTTTTCATTTGCGTGGCCTATTGTGAGATGGAACCCAAAATATGGAATTCTTTTCAATCCCAAAGCTTCTCGAATATTTTCAGCGTCTGGGCAGTGTATGTTTATCCACCAGTGCTTTCCACTGGAGTTTATATCTTTTGGATCATAGAAGAATTCTATTTCTTTTCCCTGAAATATTTTCGCACCCTCATCGAATGTTTTTTGATCCATTCTGTCCGAAATTATTGTGATGTGGGATCCACGTAGATTTTTGTTCAATTCTAGATTGAATCTAGATTTCAGAAACCAAGCGTAGTATTTATCTATATCGCATCTTGTTAGAATCATTGCAGTCCTCTTCCACGAAGATTGATTTTTGTGTTTTTTGGTTCTATCTTCGGGAGAGAAATCTAATTTCCCTTTCACACGAATCATTGGATTTGTTTGACCTCCACTTTCATTAATATATTTTAAGTACTTCATGTTTTTATATATAAATGAGATTTTTTACTTATTTGTAATATATGAATTTTTAATATATAAATTATGAGTTTTTTCATTCTGATTTTATTATGGGCTGTTTATTCTTTTTCGGAGGGAGTTAGGGAAGCCTATTCTAGTCACCGAAAGAAATTTTCTTCTTTTAAGAAAGAAACTAGTGATATAGTTGTTTTTTTCCAAAGATTTTTAATTTTGCTAATTTTTTCATATATGATTTTTGATATGGGAATTTGGTCATATTTTATATTTCTAGTAGGTGCATCATCAATATTCATATATATTCAAAATGGGACGTATTTTCTAATAAGAAATAAATTAAACCCTGGTATTTTTGAATTAATAAAAGATGATGAGAGGCCGGATATATATGTAAGTTCGTATTGGCGTATTAGATTGGCTTATCTTGGTATTTTATCACAAGGAATACTTTGGGTTATATAAAAAATTGTAATAGTATGATAGATCTAAATAGTAAATCTCCAATTAGCAAAGAAGAATCTTTGATTTTGAGAGAAAAGTTTATAATTGAGTTTTCCAAAGAAAGGGGGTGGAATCCTAATGAATTGACATCAACTCAGATGCTTGAAATTGTTTCTTGCCGAGAGTATAAAAATCCGGGATTAATATTAGGATGAGAATCTCTAAAAATGGTATAGATTTAATAAAAAATTTTGAAGGATATAAGTCCAAGCCATATTTAGATTCTGCTGGTATTCCCACTATTGGGTATGGTAATACCTACTATCCAGACGGTAAGAAAGTAATGCTTAATGACCCATCTATAAATGAATCTACAGCTGATGTTCTTCTATTGGATATGGTTCGAAAATTTGAGTCTATTGTGGAGTTTAATGTTACTTCTCGTATAAATCAAAATCAATTTGATGCTCTTGTCTCACTTTCTTATAATATCGGGAGTTCTAATTTTAGAAAGAGTTCCTTACTTCGAAAGATCAATATTAACCCGAATGATAAAACAATTAAAGATGAGTTCCAAAAATGGAATAAGTCTAACGGAAAAGTCTTACCTGGTCTTATAAGAAGAAGAGATGCTGAGTGGAATTTATTTATTAGAAAATAGTTATATTTTTTCTATAAGAACTAAATCGCTGATAGGAATTTCCGATAATTCTTCCAGAACATATATTAGATCTTTTCTTTCGCCTAAAAATTCTCTAGAATCTTCGTGATTTATAAAACATTTTTTACCATCCCAATCGATACTTTGAAGATTGTTATATGATCCTGTTGCAAATACCCACTCATATATCCAAGATCTTTCTTTGATAATTCTATCCATTTTTAATTTTGCAAGATAGACATCGGATCCAATATGGACTTGCATTTTGTCTGATAGCCATTCTTCGCTTTTTGAATCTGGAGATATATCTTCAAAGTCATATTCATCGAATGGACATGTCGGTAAGGATTCCCAATCGATTTTTGAGGCTGCTTTGCATAATTTTTCTAAAAAATTTATATTTTGCCTTTCTTTGAAAGTATGTTCGTTGAAATATCCAACAGATATATTAGTACATTCTGGAATTATACCCATGAAAGATGCTGAATCGGTTACGATTCCTGTATCGTCCTGTCTGTATTTTAATCCAAATTTATTCAGTTTTTCGCATAAAGAATTAGAAAATTCATTTGAGCAACATCTACTCCACATTTGATGTGTTATGATAGAGTTGTATCCTCTTCGATCAAACGATATACACCTATCGAATTTTTTAAATGATTCATTTATAGATGCTTTTCGGGATCCAATGCATCCAACTTCTTCTCCGATAAAAAAATAGTATGTGCCAGGAACATTATTCTCTATCATATAGAGAAGTATACAGACTCCAGCTTTATCATCAGCTCCAAGAATTGTAGTTTCATCTGATTTTATGAAATCACCATCAAATATGTGATTTATTTTCGATGTATTTTCACAAGCTGTGTCGAGGTGTGATGTGAATAGTGTTTTACTTTCTCCTATTTCGAGGAAGTAATTACCATATTCGTCTTTTTTTGTCAGTGGTAATTTACTTTCTAGCCAATGTTCTGTCCCGTGGGGATATGTCCAGTTGGTCAGTGACAAGAATTTTTCTTTTATATCCATTTATACAAATATAAGGATATTTAATCGGAATTTAAAATATTATCAATTTTTTTATCTCTCATCCATTGTTGCTTTACGCTTGAGAGAGTGGATGACCATCCACTATTTAGCTCACTTATTATATATCTATCCTCTATATCTTGACCCGATGATATTAAGAATGGGTTTTTCCTAGGCCCCTCTGTTCTAAATTCATAGATTTTATCAAACCTAGTGAAATCTGATAGAATCTTATAGTCTTTTTGGATGATAATTATTGGCAAATTTGTTAATTTTCTTATTGGATGTAGTGAATATAGATCATTGTCCTCAATTATTATGATATCTACATTAAATAGATTTTCAAGTATTTTATCTTCAACTTTTGATTTGAATTTAATTTTTTTGATCTTTATCGAGTGATGTAAATTGGATTTTTCCTTGTAGAAAAATATTTGATTTAGGCCTATTAGTTCATTTAGATCTATGATTTTTGATATTGCTATCGTGGATCCAGAAAATATATTATTTTTTTGAATATCAATCATGTATTTACATTTTATTTACAGATTGTATTATGTTTTTAAGATCCTTGTTTGATTGTTTAGTTTGCTCCTTGTAGTGATCTAGGTTTTGCTTCATATCCTGGTAGTTCAAATGTATTCTTTTTAGACAATATTCAAAATATCTTATGGAATATCTTCCCGAATATAGAATTGATCTGATATTATTGATCTTATAACTCACAAGTTCAAAATCACCAAGAGTTTCAATTTTTGTTTTTAGTATTTTTTCATTTATTGTTGATCCCAATTCTTTAAATAAATTAATGAATTCTAGAGAATCTTCAGTGCACTCTGATTCTAGATTTTTTATGGCCTGTGTGGTTAATTGATATGATTCTGATGATTTTTGGTAACCTTCTTTTAGGTATTGCTTTATGACGTCCTCGTAATATTTTATATCTTCTTCGCTTGCATTTATTTGCTTAAATAGATCAAAATATGAGTTAGTAATTCTATCGAGGGTCGAAAAATTTAATTCTCGGAAAATAAAGAAGGATGAATATGACCACCCAAAAAGCCTAGGGATTATTTTGGATACGTCTCCTATCTCATTAGATAATTTGAAGCTGTCTGATAATTTTAAAATGTATCTTTTTATGTTCTCATTTTTAATTTCATCATTTGTCTTTTTGATACCAATTCTTTCTTTTCTTTTCAGAGATATTTCGGATTTTGGAAATTTCTTTAAATTTTTCAATTTATCTAAATTTAATATTAAGCAAAATTCGGCATCTTTTACGATTTCCTTAACCGAATTCATTGATGTTAATATTGACCTACCAATCGAAACATCGAAGTTCCAATCTAGTGGATCTTCTAATATTTCAGATTTTTTTTGATTGAGTAATTTTGCATTTCTATATTCCATGTTATCTATTCTCCAAGAACAAGTTCCATATTTTTTCCATTCGGGAGTTTGTGGGGGATATGAGCTATTTCTGGTATTTTGAATAGCGTATGTTCTATGATTAATAGGGTCCTTGAATATAGTTGATACTACGTCATATCCTATAAATATTCTAACTTTTGTTCCTGTTTCTAGGGACATTAGTTCATGATGATTTAGTGGTTTGATCTCATCATATAGATGAAATAGGGTATCGACTTTTTTTTCTAGTCCGTTTATGCAACTTTTTCCTAAATATTTTTTTTCAGTATTGAACCAAAATTTAATATCAGATATTTGGCCTTGGTGTGGTTCTATTTTACCATCACCACCACAACGCTTACATGGTAAATATCGATAATGAAATCCCTTTTGTCCTTCTATTCCCCACGGCTTTTTTATTTTTCCTTCCGTGCATTCGGGGCAATTTACCTTCTCAACTTTCGATTTTACTTTTATTCCCGATCTATATGGTAAATATGTAAACATGTCATCTGATAATTTAGACATTTCTATATCCTCACACTTACATATTGATCTTAGTTCATTTAAAAATAGATTTTTATCGGATTTTGATATATATCCAAGAACTTTAGATAATTTTTCTGATTCGAATTTTTCAAAGACTGATAAATATTTCATATTTTCGGACCTAGAGTTTTTATTATAACTTTTTTGGATTTTAGACCGTTTATAAATTTTTTATTTTCAGGATTATTTAGTACATCTGTTGATATTACTAATTCTTTAAGATTTAGGTCACCAACGATATCAGATATTTTTGATCCTTCGTCTAATGAATATATTAATTGCAATTCTTCTAATTTGTTTAGTGATTTTATGTCTAGGTCTACAATATCACAGTTTGAGAATCTAAGTTTTTTTAAATCACTTATATTTTTTAGCATTTCTGGATTAATTTTGCATTTATCAAAAGCTAAAGATTCAGTTGATATTTTACTAAATTTTGATAAATCATTTAGTGACATAAATTTGAATTTGATCCATTTTGCTTTTAAGTTCGATTTAAATAAATCCTCAGGAATGTTTTCGGTTTCGATTACAATTGATTCCAAATTTAGCTTTGGTGATATTTTTATTTTTGACCAGTCGCGAACATTGCTAAGATATATATTTTTGGTATTAGCTCCAATGGTAATGCTTTTCTTTAATCCTAGACTATCCATATATGGTTCGGTTAGCTGTCCCTCGTCACTCGGATCTATATCTGGAGACCAAACATATTCTTGTACTCCATCTCCATTTTGCTTATTTTTTGTATATTTTTCGATTATTTGCCAAAAGATGTCTCTTAGTCGGTCAGGATAGGCTCTATCAAAAAATATTTTTGATTTGGATTTTTCATCAAATGTTTCTATACTTCTTATTATTACTCTAGCTATGGGTAAATAATCTGATATTTTTTCCTTTCCCCAATATAGTGGAGATTCAAACGTTAAAAATGCTGGTATGCTATTTGGATCAAATACATTTCTCAATACTCGAGTTCTGTATCCAACTGTGTATAAGTGTTGACAGGAAGAAAAGAATTTACTTATTGACATATTTAAGATATCTTTTGGATCATGTGTTATTGATAGATATACATCTTTGTCGAAAATTTCATAGCTTGTTCTATAATCTGTATTATGATCTTGTTTAGCAAATGTTATAAGATTGTCTATATGAGTATTTGATCTGAAATAACTTACCTCTATTTGATCGTCCGAATAGCATCTATTATATGACTCTATAAAACCTACAATATTTACAAGATTATTTGAGTAGATTGGATCACCTGGATTCTTTGTGGATTTTACTATTTCGTCTTTATCATCTTTTACTGGCTTCCCACTTGCATCTCTTTTAATAACTTCAGATGCTTTTGTCTCATTCACTGATAGATTTTTAAATATTGGATCATAGAGATATACCATTAAATCTATTTTTGGCTTTTGGATATTGATATCCTTGAATATCGTTTCCCATTTTTCTCTATCTCCGCCGAGATTTTTTAATATTAAATCAACATCAATTGATTCTTTGATAATATTATTGAATTTTTCAGATAGATTACTAAATATTTCAAATATTTTTGACATATTGGTTGCGAAAAAAATATTTAATACCTTTATTCGGTCCTCCTCATCAAGTTTCCATTTGCCCTGTTCGATATTATCAGTTGGGTAAACTTCTTCGTAATCTAGCCACTTTTCGCCCCAAACTGCTTTTATTTCTTGAGCTTGTCTAGGATGTATTTTATCTCTTATTTTAGCTTCGTTAAGAAAGAATTCTTTTTTCTTTAACCATTTCATATGGTATATATAAATTGTTTAATTTGAAAATTGAAATAAACAATATTTGTTTATTTGATTATAATGATCAATGAATTCATCTATATCAAACACTAAAATACCCGATGGTTATAAATTTACCTATATTATAGGATATAGACATTCTAATGAAAGGATATTTAATCTTAAGAGGGTTTTAGATTGGATAACAAGATTCAATGGTGTTGAAGTTATAATTGTTGAGCAAGATGATATGCCAAAGTTATCCACTTTCTCTCTATTCGGATATAAATATATTTTTACTAAATCTGAAATGCCATATAATAGATCTTGGGCATTTAATGTTGGATTGAGGGCCTGCACGACTCAGATAGTCGCTTTTGGAGATTCTGATCTAATTATGGATCCAAATGAATTTATTAAAAGTCTTAATTTAATGAATCATTATGAATGTGTTTCTCCCTATTCTTCTGTGGTTGATTTGGATCCGTCAGAATCTAATTTACCATACGATAAGATAGTTTCTATTCTTAGGGCTGGTCGAGGGGAGAATGATAATCAAAAAATAAATTTGTGTGGTGGTATTGTTCTATATCGAACTGAATCTGTGTATCGAATAGGTGGATGGAATGAGAGATTTGTTGGTTGGGGAGGTGAAGATAATTACCAAGAGTATAAAACAAAAAATTTATTAACCTGGACAGAAAATAAGGCTAGGTGTTATCATCTTTGGCATTCTCGGCCTGCTCCTGATACCAAATGGTACCCAAAGACTATGGATCTTTTAAATAAATTATTGTCAATGTCGATTGAGGACAATGTCAAATTGATTAATAATGATCTACCTAAGATCGGAATGAAGAATAAATATGAATGAGTTGATCTTTTTGACTTTCATGAACTAAGTCAATTGCTTTTTTGATGTTGGTCCATTTGACCTTATCAAATTCTGGCAGCATTTTATTTTTGTACTTGAAGAAGGAATTACATTTCAGATCAAATTTTTCCAAATCGAATTTATTTTCGGATTCGAAAATTACAAATGAATAGAGAATCTTTTTGTTTGACTTGTATACTTTTGGATCTAGTGTGTGGTATTTTATATTATTTTGTAACAGTACGTTCGTCTCTTCATCTAGTTCTCTTAGAGCTTCTCTAAATGGGTCATTTGGATACTCAAATTCTCCTTTTGGTATACTCCAAAATTTTTCTGGATGGTGTGTGGGGTGGCCTATTAGGATCTCATTTTTTTTATTAATCAAGAATATACCAGCAGTCGTCTTCATTTTGTAAATATACAAAGTTAAATTGTAATTCTAACTTTATTATATTTGGAAAGGGTTTTATATAGATTTTTATATTCTATATCTATATTAGATATAGTTTTTTTGATCCATCCATTATTTGAGTAACATTCTACTATCATTCCATTTTTAAATTCTTCTTGTTTTTTCGGGAATTTGTATATTATTTTTTCGACGAAGGAAAAAGAAATCCCTTCGTAGATATATGATTTATTTTTTGAGTCTGTGTTATACATTACAATTCCGAGTGGCCTTTCGAACCCATTTTTAAAAATCTTTTTAGATTCGATTTGTCCAATTTCTTTTAGTATTATAGAATTTTTATTAAAGTATTGTAAAATTTCAAAAGATTCCTTTTTAATTTCTTGGTGTGGATTTTTTGTCCATGCCATGACAGCATCTTTGAACTCATTCTGATAGTATTCTTTGATATCTATTATCTCATACCCTCTAGAGTATAGATAGGATGTCACTCCATCACTAGATGGTGATAGTATATACCCGATTTCTTTATCCCCTAGGTTCATAATCTATATATAAATATACACTTTCAAATTTTGGACATCTCTTGGGATAGAATATCTGATACTAATTCTTTCCATTTTTTTTGAACAATTATGCTATCGTGTATTGTTATAATTTTAATGTCGCTGTTAATATCCATGATTCTAGAAATAACGTTATTGAATATTAGATTCGATTCCATTTTTTGCAAATGGTGTGATATTATTCGGTAATCTGAGTAATCTTTTTTGTACTTTTTTATGAAATTATGTATTGTTGGGAATAGAGATTCGAATCTGATATCACTTTGCGATTTTTGTCTATTTTGACCAAACATTACTTTATAGGTTAGTTCTTTCGATTCGGATTTGGATTTTAGATCTAATTTATCAATGATATATTGATAATATGTTCCTGATTTAACTAAATCTGAGAATAATTCGAATTCTTTTAAGTCTACCCATTTTGAATCTGAGTATTCTATGAGCTTTGATAAAAAGTATGGTTGACTATTTGGTATGTCTATTTCACACGTTTGTTCGTTATTAATAAGAAGGCAATTTTTTCTTATGAATGACTTGAGTATTGTGAAGTTGGTATGCATTCGTCCGTATTGATCAAAGTGGTAGAATATATGTCCTTCTTTTATGGATTCGGCTGAGTATTTATTTCTATTATAGCTATCGATACTGTCTTTCACAGAGTCGAGGTAAAATATAACTTTTTCGAATTCAATTTTAACATGTCTTAAATCTTCTATGAGTTTTATTTTAATATCTCTTTTTATTATATTATTTTTATCAATTTCATATTGATCGTATTTTTTAGAGTATTTTTTTAATAAAATTTTCTCTCTATTCTTAAATCTTAGAATATCTTCTTTTAGAATATCATTACTTATTGAGTAGATTTTTGAATTGGTGCCTTTTAGATAATTTTTATCTAAATTAATTATTTCATTTTTTATTAAGAAATTGATATAATAATTGTATATATATCCGTATTTCTCCTTTAATATTAGAGATGATAGTGGAAATCTATTTTCCTTTTTGAAATAGAATTTTAAAATTAAATTATGTACTATATCTATTATGTAAGATGATTTGAGACGTTTCCCTTCAAATTCTATAAATTTGGATTGGGATATTTTTCCTAATTTTGACGGTAGAAATTGATATATAAATTCCCTATCATTTTTTTGGATAGGTTGTACCGGACTGGGTGATATCATTTCTTTGGAAATGTTGCCTTTTTATCTTTCTTTTTATCACTTCTTGCCTTTTCCATATCATCCCACACTTCGGGATAGACATCTCCAGCCCCATCTTTATCAAATTGAATTTCAAAAAAATCACCAAAGTCTAATAGGCCTGAATTTGTTATTTGTATTTCTCTTATTTTGTTTAAGTGGTTATCGATTTTTGATCCAATCTCATCAACAAATTTATTGAATACTATTACTGTATTTTCTGTGAATATTCCTATGGGCTTCTTTTTTTTCTTATTGAAAGATCCCAATATTACTTTATATACATATTCTAATTTTTCGGATTCTTCAATTAATTCTTTAGTTACTTTATTATTTACCAATTCTTTGTTTATTTTGAATTTTTCTTTATTGAAGAATTCTGGTACTGTGAATTCGAAATTCAATAAATCATCCTTCACATCTGATATATAGATATTGTATAATTTGGATATTAGATATATGTATGATTCATCCCTTCTTGATCCTTTTATTTTAATTTCTTCTAAGTCAATGGATTGGCAAAAATTCAAAAAGTTTAAAAGTATTAGTGTGTAGACATCTGTGTATTCTGTTGAATTTTCATTACTTATTCTTTGATATAGAGGATTTAAGACCTCAAATGTTGTGTCTTTTCCTTTTACTCGTATTACAATTTTTTGAACATTTTTTTGAAATTCGCCTTCATTCATAAGAAATGAATTTTCGGAATTTGGATTTAATATTTTATAGAAAAAGAATGAAAATGATTGTTCGCCAAAAACATATTCTAGATCATTTTCTGATGTATTTAGGAAGTATTTTATTCCTTCTTTCATACTGTCGGATAATCTTCCTTGGAATATTATTGGCATACACTCTACATTTAGTAGTCTTGAGTATTCTTCTAATTCGTCTATTTTGCACTCATATTTGCCTGACTTGAATATATTAGTTAGTACTAAATTATTTTTAGGTATTTTCTGGTATTCAATGTTTGCGGGTGTGTAATCGGGAAAATATTCAAAACAGAAAAACCATTTTTTGGACATTAGTCCTTTTATTCTATCATCCAACGAATTGAAGTAATTTATCGCCGGATTGTAGTAGTTCTGTATTGCTAGATCGACTAAATTTAAATGCTCGCTAGACATCGATTTTGGTTTTATTATAAATTCTTTGCCATTCCAATTGACCCAAATTTTTGATGCTTGTATATCTTCATATATAAGTATTTCCTCATTGAATATGTCATTTAGAAGTGATTCATCACTTGATTTATTTAATGTAATTAGTTTACTCATATCTAAATTATAATCCACTTCCCAATTTTGTTTTTGTCTTCTTATTTTAATATATATAAAAATTACACAACGGTAATGAAATTAAATAGATTTTTTGAATTTAAGGAATCGGATTTTGATCCGATTAAGTCTTTGAGAATTAAAGATGATCTTAATTCAAAAATTTGGACCAATTTTGATATAGACCAGGAGATACGAAAGAGTCTTTTAACCATATCACAGGATTTTTTTACTGATATTGAAATTGATGCTGAAATTTTAGATGTAGTTTTGTGTGGTTCTCTTTGTAATTATACATGGAGTGAAAAGTATTCTGATTATGATATTCATATCATTGTTAAATTTAGTGATATAGATGATAACGTTTCATTAGTTGAGAAGCTTATGGATTTTGCCAAGAAGAAGTGGAATTATGAAAATGATATCTTTATTGGTAATTACGAAGTTGAGATTGCAGTTCAGGATATTTCCGATTTAAAGGAGGCTATTGGATCTGGAAGAATGGGTGGTGTCTTTTCTCTATTGAAAGATAAATGGATTAAGAAGCCAGAGAAAGTTGAATTTATTCCTGATGAAGAGATGATAAGAGAAAAGGGGTCTATTATAATGTCTATAGTTGATCAATTAGAAGATGATATTGATGATGTCGATTATGAAAAATTTACCGATAAGCTTAAAAAAGTTTGGAAAAAGATCAAATCATTGAGATTATCGGGACTTGAGGAAGGAGGAGAATTTGGATTTGGTAATCTAATGTTTAAGTTCCTGAGAAGAAATGGATATATTCAGAAAATTATGGACCTTAGAAAAAAATCATATGCTGATCAATTTAGATGAAATATTTGAAAAATTTTAATGAAGAATTGTTTAATTTTTTTAAGAAAGATGGGAAAAAATTTGAATTCGATATTGTGGACCGCACAATGGGTAAATTAGAAAGAGAGTATTACAATCGAATTGGAAATACTATTGGAGATTATTTACAAGATATCCTTGATGACTATCAAGTTGACGTTAAGAATGGGTATCGATCATTGAAATATCCTATAATTACGTATTGTCTTAGATTTAAGGATTTAATGCCAAAAAGTGATCTATTGTCTATTTGTGAGGAAATAAAATTAGCGGTTGACCGATCCTCTGAATTATTGAATGTTGGATTGGAAATTATACATCCACATATTGGGCATGGTCCGGACGGTGGCGTTAAATGTACTTGGAGAATAGATAGAGTTTTTAATACTAGAAGATTTTCTATTCATAATAACTTTCTTATTTTTCAGCATAGTAATCAAGATGGTAGACCATCATCTGATATTTATTTTACTATACTAAATCCATATTATTCTGAATTCAATTATGATAAATAATATATAAATTATGAATATATCAGAAGTAGAGCAAACGTTTAAGGATATTTTTGAAGAGGAAGAGGGTTTGGTTCAGTCAGTTGATACTGTTTATGAACTATCTGAAGATGAGGATTTTTATAAATTGGTAATTTCCATTCATGGATTGTCTTTTCAAGATGCTTTGATCATTCACACAAAATTTATTTTTAAAGCTGATCTAGAAAAGAGGAATATTATTGATAAGTCTTTCATATATCTATATGATATTAATTGCGTTTATCATAAATTAGATTTTGATAGTCCAATTGACCTTAAAGACAAGATTGAAAAAATACTTGAAACTAATAACTTCGGGGAGGACATTAAGATCTTGTCAGACTTTATTGCTGCTCCAGCTATGTTTTTGAATCACTATATGAGACGAGCTAAAATTACTGAGTATTCAATTTTCGATGTTAAATATGATCCTAAATTTAAAACAGTTCCTTGTGATAAGATGACTTTTGACTTTGAGATCGATATTAATAACAATTATACTATTGAGGTCTCAGTCCACAAGATCGATCAGCCTAGTGATTCGGATGATCCTGATATGTATAAATTTCAATTTAAATTCATGGATGAAATTAAGACATTTGAATCAGATACCATTAATAATATTCATTATATGATTGGATCACATATTGCGAAGATGTTGGATGAGAGGTTGAAAAAATGATTAATACTTTTTTCTAGAAGATGTGCTTGGTCCAACTTGAGATCTTATTGAGTTTACCTCTTTGATTATTTCATTAATTTTTAATACTATTTCATTTAAATCAGGTTCTCCGGATTGGGTCGCAGGAGTTCCCGGATCCGCAAACTTGTAGTTACTTCCTGTTTTATTTAGTATCTCTTTTATACTTTCTTTCACTGATTCATTTTTTGAAAATAATCGATTCAAATAATCTAATGTTTCCTTATATCCATCATATAATCCCCAACCATCTTCTATAAATGAACATATTTTCTCTGATTTCTCATTAGGTGTTATATCCATATTACATATTTCAATAAACTTATCATGTAATTGTTTTTCTCCATCATATAAATCAAAATCCATATGATACAGAAATTTCTTGAATTCTTTCCAATTTGAACTATGATCTATTGATTCTTTTAAAGAATCTAATTTATCTTCGACTTCTGATTTGTCTAGATCATCTAATTTCCTTGTAATTTTATTATATTTAGTTTTTCTTTCCTTTTGTCCTTTTTCAAGTTCGTTCTTTTTATATGATTTCTTGATTGTTTTTAGTTCCTCTTCTTCAGATTTTGGATCAAAATCTTTGAAATTGACAACTTTTCTACGAACATTATATGTTGGAGTATTGTCTTTATATGTCATTTATAGAATAAATTTTTAATATATATTAAATAAAATTTGTATATTTGTATCATGTTGATTTCAGTAAATATGTTTGTTTTTGGTTGAGGAATTTCTTCGAATAGGAGAAGTTTTGCATTAACTAAAAAATAAACATATAAAATGAAAAAAGAATCAATAATCCTAGAAATTAGGGCGTCTGAGGGTGGATCGGACTCAAAATTAATAGTAGAAGATATGCTGAATATCTATCTAAAATCCGCTAGAATAAATAGCTTTGAATCTGAAGTCCTGGAAAGGCGGGATGGATATGCTTCGATTTGTTTCTTTGGTAAGGGATCTAAATCTTACTATGGGAGTGAGGGAGGTGGTCATCGATGGATACGTACTCCATACACAGAAAAAAACAACAGAACACACACATCTATTGTTACGGTTTCAGTTATGGAAGATATTCAATTTGAATCTATTTTTAATATCAATGATGTTGATAAGAAATATATAAGGAGTTCTGGAAATGGTGGGCAGCGTGTTAACAAAGTTGCGACTTGTGTTCAATTAACCCATTTACCGACTGGAATACAAGTTAAGTGTCAAGATACTCGGTATCAAAAAAAGAATGAGGAGATAGCGTTTGAGAGATTGAAGAACAAGATATCTGATCTTCAAAAAGTTGGATTTGATAAAGATGTTCGAAAAAAGAGATTTTTACAATCAGGGGACTCTAATAGATCTAATCGTCGTCGAACATATAGAGTGAATGATAATACTATTATAGATCACTTATCTAATAAATCTTGTTCATATAAGGATTTTATTAGGGGTAAAATAGATCTTCTTTTCTAATAAAAATTGGTGGAATTATCACAAGGGATTCCACCAATTTTATATAGATATATGAGACTGACAAAAATTTGCAGCAAGTGTAAAATAGAAAAAGAATTGATTGATTTCTACCCCCGTCCAGATAGAAAAATTGGAGTTTATCCCTCTTGTAGATCGTGTAAATGTTCACATAGATCACGCAAATA